ACTTGGAGCAGACCGCAATCGAGCGGCTGAAAGCGGCATCGGATATGAGCCTGCGGCTTTTTGAGAAACCGTTAGTGATCACCTACTCCGGCGGAAAGGACAGCGACGTGATGCTACATCTGGCGGAGAAAAGCGGCATCCCGTTTGAAGCCCTGCACTCCCTCACCACGGTGGACGCGCCGGAGACGGTGCGCCATGTGTATGATACGTTCCGGCGGCTGGAAGAAAAGGGCGTGAAGTGCACCGTAGATCGGCACGTCCAGCCGGACGGGAGCCGCGTGACCATGTGGAACCTGATTACCCGGAAGCTGATGCCGCCAACCAGAGTGAAGCGCTACTGTTGCGAGAAACTGAAAGAGAGCGGTGCGAAAGGACGGTTCATTGCCACCGGTGTACGCTGGGAAGAAAGCAAAACTCGCCAGAAAAACAGAGGGGAATTTGAGATATTGACGTCAAAGCCTAAAGATAAGCTGATCCTATCTAACGACAACGATGAGGACAGGAGACTGTTCGAGACTTGTCAGATGAAAGGCAAACGGGTGGTGAACCCCATCATCGACTGGAAGGGCAATGAGGCACTGGATTATGCTGCTATTGAAAAAATTCCCATGAACCCGCTGTACTGCGAGGGTTTTCACCGGGTGGGCTGCATTGGCTGCCCCATGGCATCCAAAACCAGAATCATGGAATTTGCCCGCTATCCGAGAATCAAGGCGGCGTATATCCGTGCCTTTGATCGGATGCTGGAAGAGCGGAGAAAACGAGGCCGGTCGTGCCAGTGGCAATCCGGCGTGGACGTATTTCATTGGTGGATGGAGGACGGCGTGCTGCCGGGGCAGGAAGTATTAGACGGATTTGAGGAGGATGTATGAAAGATCAAGAACTCGTAAAAGCGCTGCGTGAGCACGCAGAATGGGCGCGGGCAAATGAGTGGGAAACGCCAATCACGCTGGGCGACGATCTGGCGGGAGCCGCTGACTTGATCGAAGCGCGGGCGAAAGAGATTGACGCCCTGCGGAACGAGCTGTGCCTGAAATGCGGAAACTACACGCTGGCCCATGAGGGGGACTGCAACGGCTGCAGGTGGAGGAGGTAGAATTATGAAAAAATGCACCGGTGAAAACTGCCCTATGCAGCTGGGCTATGACTTTGAAAACTGCGCCGCAATCGAAAAGTGCCCGTATCGCACGTGGCCCGTTACCATTGCCGACCGGATCCGGAGCATGACGGACAACGAGCTGGCCGGGGTGCTGTGCAATTTCCGGATGGATATCATCGTGAAAGACCTCTCTGGTGTTTCGACAATGCCAGCAGATTGGCGTGAAATTAAAAAATGGCTTGAATCTCCGTGGGAGGGCAAGCCGTGAGCGAGGCTCAGAATGGAGGGAATGTGATGGAAAACATTTTGCAAAACTTCGCCAGCGGGCTGTGGATCGTGTTGGGCGTGTACTGTTTCTTCGGGCTAAGGAAGTGGAACAAGCGGTTCAGTGAACTGTATGACGAGTTGAAGGAGGAGGTGGAGTGATGAGTAAGGCTGTTATGCTGAGCATCCGCCCCAAGTGGGTGGAGAAGATCGCCAGCGGTGAAAAGACCATTGAGGTGCGAAAAACCAGACCGAAGATGAACACGCCGTTTAAGTGCTATATCTATTGCACGCTGCCAAAATATCCGCACGAGGACTTCATTGCGACGGACTATCCAAGGCCACAGTTTTACGGCGGCGGCAAGGTCATTGGAGAGTTCGTATGCGATTGTATCACGCCCCTGTATAACGTCTGCATGGATGATTGGAAGAGGCTGTCTGGAGGACTGCACAATATCGAAAAGGAGCTTGTCAACCAGGCGTGTCTTACAGAAGCGAAGCTCCATACATACGCAGGCGGGAAGAATTGCTTTGCGTGGCACATCTCCGACCTGCTGATCTATGACCAGCCGCGCGAACTAAGTGAGTTCCGGCGTGCAACTGACCCGTGCGATTCTTGCCATGCAGAATACACATGGGAATGCACAGGCTGCAAAAAATTGAGCGGTGACATCAAGCGCCCGCCCCAAAGCTGGTGCTATGTGGAGGAGGGCTGACAATGACACTAACTGAGATGTTTACAATTTGTGATTCATGCGTATATGCGCCATGTCTTTGTGGGAATGACCATGAGAACTGCGTGGCGTATGTGATGAGGACTTCTGACAATGGCTGAATACAAAATCTGCTTTAGCGTAGCCGGGGCGTTTGGCGCTCAAATCAGCTTTGAGGCGAAACCCGGCGTATCCTATGAGGACGCTGTGTCGGCCATTGATAAAGACAGACTTGCGGAGCTGATGTGCCTTTCTGTCTTGGGCTGCTCCGCAAAGGATATTGAGATTATCACGCCGGAACAGTACGAAATGGAATTTGGAGGGGATGGGGATGGCTAAACAGTCCGGGTATTTGCAGCGGCGGGAGGCGGAGCTGGATGCAGCGTTTAATGCCGGGGCTGCCATGGCCTTGCAGTTTGCCACAGACACCCTCCAGATCACGATCCACCAGAAGAACGGGTGGGGATTCGACCGGGTCATGCGCCTGACAAAAGACTGGGGTGATACCCAGCGCGAGTACAAACCGGCGCTGAATTGTAAGGATGCAGCTGCGGACGTGTGCCAGGAGCACATGGATCGCATTTTGGCGGAGATCATCCGGGATCGTATGACCTTGATTCCATTCCCAGATCGGTATCCCGAGTTGCGGAAAGTGACATATGGGAGGCAACATGACAAACGATGACAAAGCCCTGCTAAGGGCATATGCGGAAAACGACATGATCCTGGAGCAGGCTGCACGGCAGGTCTATATGCACCGCAATACGGCGGGTTACAGGTTTGAGCGCATCAAGAAAGAGACCGGGTTAGACCCGCAGTGTTTTTACGATCTGGTTGCACTGCTGCGGAAGATTGGGGAGTGCGTATGATCGAGGTGATAGCATGAGCACATTCCCGGAGCGGCTGCGCAAATTGAGAGAATCTGAGCGGCCTGCTAAAAGTATGAGATTGAAAGCGGAGCTGATTGGGATCGGGCATGATACGCTGCGGAAGTACGAAACCGGGGAGAACGAACCGGCTCTCAGCCAGTTGAAGCTGATAGCGAATCATTACCACGTCAGCTTGGATGAGCTTGCGTGGGACGAGGGTGAGCGAGAGTAAACCTTTATAGTATCGCAAAAAAAATTGGTCTTTGCCCCTAATTCGGGGCAAGCGCAGAAAAATATGTGTCAGAATGAGGGTGCGGGGTTATATCCGTATCCTCATTCTTTCCATCCATCCTTTCTTTCCTCCTGCCCCCGGCGGATGCCGGGGATATGCAGACGTAGCTCAGTCGGTAGAGCACCGCGCCAGGAGGTATGCGCTGGTTCAAGTCCAGCCGTCTGCGCCATGGCAGGGAGCGTTTTCGGGTGATACGCCTCTGCCCCTGTTCGTAAAATATAAGCTGCGGCCCGCAAAAGCAGCTCGTCTCCGGCAACTGGTACTTGCCCTTGATGCCCCGGTGCAATTCCGGTTGGGTATAGGACCCCTCGCACCTCTCAACGATGTGTCCCAGAGGGGACATTTGCAGAATGAAGCCGGTGGGACCGGCGGCGGTTTGCTAAACCGTTTCGCTCCGAAAGGGGTGGGGATCGTGCCCTCCGTTCTGCGCCATGCGTACCATGCCCGGATCGGGGAGAACTGGGCGCGCAAGATGTGTATGCCCTTCGGGGCGGGTAAAGTCTGCTATGTAAGGCCAAGGGGTGGGGGCCGGTAGCAAAACAGGAGGATGGCATGGAAATCACAAAACGGCGGCTTGCGGATATTGTACCGTATGCCGCAAACGCAAAGAAGCATGATAAGCGGCAAATCAACAACGTTGCGGAGAGCATCAAGCAGTACGGCTTTGTGCAGCCAATTGTGATTGACCGTGACGGCGTGATCGTAATCGGGCATTGCCGCGCTCTGGCGGCAAAAAAGCTGGGCATGGAAGAAGTGCCCTGTGTCTGCGTGGACGATCTGACACCGGAGCAGGTGAACGCCCTACGTCTGGTGGATAACAAGAGCAACGAGAGCGACTGGGACTTTGACCTGCTGGCGGTGGAACTGCCTGGGCTTGACCTGTCGGCGTTTGATTTTGACTTTTCTTTTCCGGAGCTGGACGAATCCGAAATTGAAGAAATGACCAACGAGCAAAGAGAGCAGGAGTTCCGGGAAAGGATGGAGCGTGGAGAGCTTTCAGACGATGACGAGGACTACCAAGCTTTCCTTGAAAAGTTCGAGGCGAAGAAAACAACGGACGATTGCTACACACCAGAAAATATTTACAATGTAGCCAAGCGGTGGAGCCTGAAAAAATATAAACTTGGTAATCCACCTGTTGTTCGCCCTTTTTATCCCGGAGGAAATTACAAAAAAGAAAACTATCCAAAAGGGTGCGTTGTTATTGACAATCCTCCATTTTCTATTATTTCTGAGATCTGTGAGTGGTATACAGAAAACGGCATTGCATATTTTCTTTTTGCGCCGACTTTGACGTTGCTCGGAATCATGCGAGGTAAGGCAAACTACGTTGCTTGCGGTAGCGGTGTGGTTTATGAAAACGGTGCAAGCGTAAACACATCGTTTGTGACGAACTTAGGAAGCAAAAAAATTATTGCCGCATCTGATTTGAGAGAGCAGATAGACGAAGCGAATAAAGAAAATCTTGCAAAACAGCATAAAACGCTCCCAAAATATGAATATCCGGACGAAGTATTAACGGCAACAATGCTTTGCTACATGGCGGCGCATGGCGTATCACTTGAAATTTGTGCAGATGATGTGCATTTCATTCGTGGTCTTGATGCGCAGAAGGAAAGCGGGAAAGCACTATTCGGAAGCGGCTATTTGCTTTCAAAGAAAGCCGCCGCCGAGAAAGCCGCCGCCGAGAAAGCCGCCGCCGAGAAAGCCGCCGCCGAGAAAGTAAGAGTGCGTGATACAAACGTGTGGGAACTTTCCGACAGAGAAAAGAAAATCGTGGCAGGACTTGGGCATGACGATTGAAGAAGCGCGGGCAATCATCGAAAATACAAGAGGGACATGGAGAAGTTTATTAAACGCCAGCGGAGAAAGGAGGGTGCGTATGGCAAGGCCAAGAAAGGAAATAGATCAGAAGCAGTTCGAGAACCTCTGCGGCCTGCAATGCACGCTTGAGGAAATCTGCGGCTGGTTTGATGTGACCGATAAAACATTGGATAGTTGGTGTAAACGCACCTATCATGCCAGTTTTTCCGAGGTATTTAGACAAAAGCGCGGCGCGGGGAAAATTTCACTGCGTCGGAGCCAGTGGCGATTGGCTGAAAAGAACGCTACAATGGCGATCTTCCTCGGCAAACAGTTTTTGGGGCAGCGTGACAGCGTGGACGTGGCGGTTACGGACGCGAAGGGCATTGCATTGGACGAGTTGGAGAAGATGGTGATGCAGAATGACGCGGATACAAGCGGCGGAACTGCTGATACATAATCCCATTGCGTTCGGCCATGCCGTTGGGTTTGATAAGCTGGGCGCGCTGCACAACGCATGGATACAGGATATGGTGCGCGGGCGTGAGGACAAAACCTTGCAGGCGCACCGTGGAAGCTATAAAACAACGTGCGTTTCGATTGCGCTGGCGGAGATCATCGTTCTTCTGCCGAATCTCAAAACGTTGTTTATGCGAAAAACGGATGCGGACGTGAAAGAGGTTGTGCGGCAGGTGCGGAATCTGCTGCTATCGCCATACATGGAGGCGCTGTGCGAGAAGATCCACGGGATACCGTTGATCCTGACAACGGTATCCGCGACGGAGATTTCAACGAATCTGGCAGCGGACAACAAGGGCACGAGCCAGCTTGTGGCGTGCGGCGTGAACGGGTCCTTGACCGGCAAGCATTTCGACCGCATATTTACGGACGATATTGTAAACGTGCAGGATCGCATTTCCCGCGCAGAGCGAGACCATACAAAAACGATCTATCAGGAGTTGCAGAACATCCGCAATCGTGGCGGGCGCATTTTTAACACCGGAACGCCCTGGCACAAGGAAGACGCGTTTTCCATGATGCCGAATATCGAAAAGTATGATTGCTATTCAACTGGGTTGATCTCCGGGGATGAGTTGCAAACCATTAAATCGTCTATGACGTCATCCCTGTTTGCAGCAAACTACGAGCTGCGACACATTGCCAGTGATGATGTGATCTTTGACACGCCGCAAATGGGTGCGGAACCTTGCCTTGCAGAGCAGGGCATTTGCCATATTGACGCGGCATACGGTGGCGATGACTACACGGCGTTTACGATCGCCAGGAAGAAGGGAACAACATATTACCTCTATGGGCGGCTTTGGCACAAGCATGTGGACGATTGCATGGATGAGATTATCCGGCTTCGGAAGTCCTTCAATGCTGGGGAGATTTACTGCGAGACCAACGCGGACAAGGGCTATCTGGCAAAGGCGTTGCGCGCGAAGGGAGAACGGGCCGTTACCTATCACGAAAGCATGAACAAATTCCTTAAAATCACAAGCTATCTCAAGGCGGAATGGCGCAATGTGGTTTTTGTGGCCGGTACGGATGATGCGTATATCGACCAGATTTGCGATTACAACGAGAACGTGGAGCATGATGACGCGCCGGACAGCGCGGCCAGCATCGTAAAGCGGTTGTGGAACAAACGCGACAGCTCTGATTATGTTTCCATTCTGAGATAAGGGGTGAGCGGAGATTAAGACATATAATGACCTTGTGGCGGTGGGCGAGGACGAAAAGGCGCGGATGGAGTTTATCCGCAGTGCGATCAACGCGCATCGTGAATCCCACGCATATAAGACGGCGGCGGATGCTGAGGAATATTACAACGGGCTGAATCCGACAATCAACCGCTATGAAAAGATCATCTACGATATGCAGGGCCGTGCCCACACGGATATGTGGACGGCAAACCATAAGCTGGCCAGCCGATTCTTCGGCCTGGCGGTCGATCAGGAGGTTTCCTATCTTCTGGGTAACGGCGTAACCTTTGCGGAGAAGGAAACACCGAAAAAACTTTGCCCAGACTTCGACCAGGAAGTCATGGATGCGGCGCGTGAAGCGAAAATTGCAGGCGTGTCCTTCGGCTTCTGGGACCTGACGCATTTGCGGGTGTTTTCCCTGCTTGAGTTCGTTCCACTCTATGATGAGGAGGACGGCGCGATGAAAGCCGGTATCCGGTTCTGGCAGGTGGCACAGGATAAGCCTCTGAGAGCGACGCTGTATGAGATCGATGGTTTTACCGAGTATTTCCAGCCCAGCGGCGAGGATATGGACGTCATGCAGCCGAAGCGCAGCTATAAGCTGATCGAGCGCAAAGCGGAAGTCGGCGGAACCGAAATCTATGACGGCGGCAATTATCCGAGTTTCCCCATCGTCCCGCTGAAAAACAACAAGCGGTGTCTCTCCGAGATCGTCGGAAAGCGCAACACCATTGACGCGCTGGATCTGGCGTCCTCTAACATGGTCAACAACGTGGACGAGGGAAATCTGATCTATTGGGTGCTGTCCAACTGCAACGGCATGGATGATCTCGACGACGCGAAATTTGTGGAGCGCTTGAAAACCACCCATGTCGCCCACGCCAACGGCGACGATGGCGCGAAGGTGGAGAGTAAGACCATCGAGGCACCGTTTGAGGGAACAAGTAGCACTATTGATATGCTAAAGAAAAAGCTATACGAAGATTTCCAGTGCTTTGACGCGGCGGCGGTATCCGCTGGGAACCAGACGGCGACCGCAATCAAGGCCAGCTATGTGCCCCTTGATTTGAAAACGGACAAGTTTGAATCCGAGGTAACTCGGTTTATTTTGGAAATCCTGCGTTTGGCAGGCATTGAGGATCAGCCGAGTTACACGCGTAATCAGATCATCAACAAGAGCGAGGAAACGCAGAACATCCTTTTGGGCGCGGCGTATTACGATGACGAGTACATCACAAAGAAGCTGTTGACGATCAACGGTGACATTGACCAGTACGAGGACATGGCAAAGCGGAAAGCGGCAGAAGAGATTGACCGGAGCTTTGCGGATAAAAACGGGGCGTTTGGAACGGAGGTAGAGTGATGGGCGGTAGAGGCGGAGCCGGTGGAACGGCAATTGGGGCAATTCGCCGCAATGTTGAATCAAGTGACTGGTGGCAATCCACAAAGCAATACACCAAGACACCAGAAAAATTGCTTAATTCCCCGACATTTATGGGAAGCGTTAAAGACGCAATCGGCAAAGAAGCGTTTATGCGGGATTACGAAATTACGGAAAAACAAGTAAATTCTCTGGCTGAAAAAATGGTCAGAGAGTTGCATGGGAAAGTTAAAACGGCAGAGAAGAAAACGGAATCTGCGGAAGAGTACGCAAAAAGATATTTTCGGGAACATTATAACCCAAATCGCGGGCAGCGGGAAATTACATCATCGACATACGAAAGGGCGCAACGCAGGTTGAATGAAAATGTAGATTCGTATTTCGGGCGAGGCATGGAAAAGAGAAGGAGAAAACGCAAGTAATGGGTGGACGCGGCGCAAGCAGCGGCATGAGCGTAAGCGGCAAGCCTTACGGGAGCGAGTTTAGGACGCTTCTGAAAGCTGGGAATATCAAGTTCGTTAAGGCGGTTGACGGTGCACAGAAAACGCCTATGGAAACAATGACCAAAGGGCGCGTTTATGTGACGCTAAACAAAAACGACAATATCAAGGCAATTACATATTACGATGCGGCAAATAAAAGGACAAAGCAGATTGACTTGGACAGGCCGCACAATAAAGTTTCCCCGCATATCCATCACGGATATATCCACAGCGAGAATGACAGCGAGAAAGGGTATGCAAACCTGACAACCGAAGAAAAGAAAATGGTTGAGCGGGTCAAAAAAATATGGTATAATCGGCGTAGCAAGTAGTGGTGTAATGGCAGCACACTTTGATTGAGGGAGTTCCGGTTTGATTCCGGGCGCTTGCTATGCCGTAAGGTACAGAAATGTGTCTTGCGGCATTTTTGCTTGCTGGGGGATTTATGATTAACTTTGAAAATCTGGACAAGTTCACATTCCCCGGCGTTGGCAAGTACGACATTCCGCAAATTGAGCCGGTAAAGGCGTATCCGCAGGGCGAGTTTATCCCAGTGAATTACCATTACACCGCGAAAGACACGAAAAGCAAGATCGTGCATTTCTTCGTGGACGATTATCAATTCATTCGGTATTGGAACACGCCTGACAAGTACATTTTGCAACTGTCGCAGTTTGCGGCGGTTTGCGCGCCGGACTTCTCTACATATACAGATATGCCGCTGGCGATGCAGATATATAACCACTATCGCAAGCACTGGTTGGCGGCATACTGGCAAATGCATGGCATGACGGTCTATCCCTCAATCTCATGGAGCAATGAGAGCAGTTACGATTGGTGCTTTGATGGTGAGCCGGTCGGCGGGATAGTTGCGGTTAGTTCAGTAGGCACACAGCAGAACAAGGAAAGCAAGCGGCTGTTTCTGCGCGGCTACGAAGAAATGATGAAGCGTCTCTCGCCGGAATGGGTGATATTCTACGGAAAAGTGCCGGAAGAATGCGACTGGAATGTAATTCGCGTAAAACCGCACTATGACGATATTGTGAAACGGAGGCAGAAATGCCAAACGAAGACCTCGGGCACAAGCTGACCGACAAGGAGCTTGCAAAGCTGGAACGGCGCATTGCGAAGCTATACCGCGAGGCGGGGGAAGAACTGCAAACGACCATTGACGCATATTTTGAGCAGTTCAAAAAGCGCGACGAGGAAATGAAAGCGCTGATCGGCACCGTGCAGAACGGTAAGGAATGGACGGAGGCCGACTATAAGCAATGGAGGCTGAACCAGATCGGGCGCGGGGAACGCTATCAAGCTATGCGCGACAAGGTGGCGCACCATGTGACCGATGTAAACGCCGTGGCGGTGTCCTATACCAACGATGCTACGCCAGGTATTTACTCCCTTAACCGCAACTATGCGGCGTACACTATTGAGAGTGTGGCTGGGGACGTGGGCTTTGACTTGTGGGACGAGCAGACGGTGAAACGCCTGATCGTGGAGCAACCGGGGTTGATGCCGTACTATCCAAAGGACAGGGCACTGAAACGAGGGATTGATCTCGCATATGGCAAGAAGCAAATTACGGCCAGTGTCACCAGCTCCATCTTACAGGGAAAGAGCATCAAGCGCATGGCGAATGACCTGCAAAAGCGGATCACCACCATGAGCCGCGATTCCGCCATCCGCACCGCAAGAACCGCCGTGACCGGCGCGCAGAACGCCGGACGCATGGACAGCTACGCGGCGGCGGAGAAGATGGGCATCAAGCTAAAAAAAGAATGGGTGGCTACGCTGGACGCGCGTACACGCCACTCTCATGCCATGCTTGACGGCGAACAAGTGGCGCAGGATAAGAAATTTTCCAACGGCTGCCGTTTTCCCGGCGACCCACAAGGGCCGCCGTGGGAGATATATAACTGCCGCTGTACGCTGATTGCCGCCGTGGATGGGGTAGATACTTCCACGGGCCAAAGACGTGCCAGGAACCCAGTTACAGGCGAAAACGAGATCATTTCAGGTATAACCTATTCAGAGTGGGCGGCACAGAAAAAAGCGGAAAATGCTACAGCGTGGGGCGTCTTTATCAAAAAAGGCCGGAATCTATCGGCAGACACGAAGCAATGGAAAGAATACAAGGCGGTTCTGAGTAAAAAAGTTCCGAATACCGTTGAAGATTTCCGGAATTTGAAGTATAATGAACCTGAAAAGTGGGCACAATTAAAAACCACAAAGCGGCAGACAGTTGTTGTTAAAAATGCGGAGTGCATAACAACACCCAAAAAATATACAGGCTATTTCCTAAAAAATGGAGCTAAACACGCAGACCAATTCTTTGATGTTGGATATACGTCAGACAATCCGCTCCAATTGCGCTATGATATGGCAAGACAGTTTAACATGGAAAAGGCTGTGGATTTTAAAGAATTAGGCGGTGGAGCCTTGCGTTTTAATATTCACATGGAACTTGGGATGACGAAGCAACGCACGTTTTGCACTGGCTGGATAAAGGATGCACCCGAAAGCAAACCGCGCATCATAACTGCCTTTAGGAAAAACAAGGAGGATGCGGGATGATCCGTGAATATGACCGTGTAAAGGTAAAAAGTACAGGCGATACCGGCATTGTTGTTGACATCAGAAATACCAACGGGACGTATTTTTTGGTGGAAAGAGACAGCGATAACGAACTGATTGACTGCACTGCCAGCGAATTGGAAAAATTGGGCAGAGGATAACAATGAATATTGATATTCAGGATCACAGTGCGGAGGTTTCCGCTGAAATCAAGGCGGCGCTGCTGCGCGGGCTTGAAAAGTGCGGGCTGGTGGCAGAGGGATATGCGAAAAAGTTGTGCCCTGTTGACACCGGCAATCTGCGGAATAGCATTATCCATATGATAGACGAGCAGGAACCGGCGGCAATCATCGGCACGAACAATGAGTATGCCACTTACGTCGAGCTTGGCACAGGCATTTACGCCGAGGGCGGACGGCCTACACCGTGGGTGTACCAGGACGCGAAGGGGAATTGGCATTACACGCGCGGCAACAAGGCACAGCCGTTTTTGAAACCCGCTGCCGCCGACCATGTGGGACAGTATCGAGATATTCTGGAAAGCGAGCTGAAAAATGGATAAGGACTTTATTAAGGCGGTGGAGGCCGTACTTGCGACCGGCGCAAGAGTGCAGCTCAAGCAGATGAAGGACGGGAGCATCAAGGCGCAGATCGTCAAGATGGAAGAAATCAAAAAATAAATATGACCGCAGCGCAATTGAGCGCGCGAAACGGCACGATGAGCCAACTACTGAGTTTTTCTCGGTGGTTGGCTCTTTTGTTTTCGGTAAAACCCGCGAGGTACAGCGGTTTTATACAATCTATCGCCGCGACGAACTGCGGACAAGGGAAAGGAAGATAGAACAATGGCACTTACACGCAAACTTTTAAAGGGCATGGGTCTCACCGACGAACAGGTGGATACCATCATCGAGGCGCATACTGACACCGTGGACGGCCTAAAGGCGGATGTGGCCCGCTACAAGGCCGACGCGGAGAAGCTGCCCGGCGTCCAGAAGCAGTTGGACGACCTCAAGGCAGCAGGTGACGGCGGCTATAAGGAAAAGTACGAGAAGGAACACTCGGCCTTTGAAGCCTTTAAGACCGACATCACGGCAAAGGAGAGCAAGGCGGCAAAGGAAAAGGCCGTCCGGGCTTACTTTGAGAGCAAAAACATCACCGGCGCGAATCTGGACCTTGCTATGCGGGGCTGCGGCGAAGAAATGGCCGCATTGGAGCTGGACGGCGAGAAGATCAAGGACACCAAGAGCCTTGATGCACTCGTAAACGGCACCTACAAGGGGCTTGTCTCCACCACGCAGACGCACGGTGCGAATCCTGCCAATCCCCCGGCGAACACCGGCAGCGCGAATCTGACCAAGGCAGACATCTACAAAAAGGACGATAAGGGCCGCTATGTAATGTCTACTGCCGAACGGCAGAAAGCACTTGCCGAAAATCCTGATTTGATGAACTGAAAGGAGCCTTTAACATGGCAGCAACTAAAGTTGAAACTCTGACCCAGCCCCGTGATTCTCTGCCCAATGTCTATACCAGCGTGACCGCGCGCGAGGTCGACTTTGTTACCCGGTTTGATGACAACTGGGAGGCGCTGAGAAATATTCTGGGCATCACTCGCCCTATCCGAAAGACCCCCGGTACGTCTCTGGTGTCTTACACCGCCAGTATTGACCTGGAGAGCGGCTCTGTTGACCCCGGCGAGGTCATCCCCTACAGCAAGACCACCATCGTGCAGGCGGCAAAGTCTGACCTGACGATTGAGAAGTACGCGAAAGCCGTACCCATCGAAGATGTGAACAAGTACGGCGCGGAAATCGCCGTAGAAAAGTCCGATGACGCATTCCTGACAAAGCTCCAGAATGTTGTTATGGGTAAGTTCTACACCTTCTTGAACACCGGAAGCCTGACCAAGACCGCCACCACCTGGCAGGATGCGCTTGCCAAGGCTCAGGGCGAGGTTCTGAACAAGTTTGCCACTATCCAGAAGGATGTCACCCAGGTGGTAGGTTTTGCCAACATTCTGGATGCCTATGACTATCTGGGTACTGCAAACATCACCGTACAGACCCAGTTCGGCATCAACTACATCAAAGATTTCATGGGCTATTCCACCCTGTTCCTGCTGCCTGCGGCGCAGATCGCCCGGAATAAGGTTATTGCTACCCCCGTGGAAAATATTGACCTGTACTATGTGGATCCCAGCGATAGCGAGTTTGCCCGCCTGGGCCTGAACTACACCGTTCAGGGCGAGACTAACCTGATTGGTTTCCACGCCCAGGGCAACTACAGCACCGCCGTAGGCGAGAGCTACGCGCTGATGGGTATGGCCCTGTGGGCTGAGTATCTGGACGGTATCGCCGTTGTGACCGTAACACCCGCCACCGTGGGGGGCTGATTGAGCCGCTAATGGCAACGGCGCCCGGCAGTGACGCAGACCTTAGCAACTTAACAAAGGCGGAATTGCTTGCGTATGCGGAGGAAAACGGCATTGCTGGGGTTAGCGGCTCAATGAAAAAGGCCGAAATCTATAAAATTGTTGCAGGTAGCTAAAGGAGGCAGCGCAATGCTTGAAAATGTTCTACGGCACTTAAACAACTGGTTCCTTGTGGAGATTCACGAGGGCACGTTCACCGTGGAGAATGGCAGCATTGCGCTGCCTTTTCTCCAAACCAATCAATATTTCCGCATCTGTGGCTCCGTGTTCAACGATGGCCTGCACCAGTATCCGGCAGCTGACCTGACGGATGAAACCTTTACCGGGACGGTGTGGGCGCTGGCGGTGCCAAAGGCTGTTGTTTCCCTTGCCGAAGATATCGCCGCGTGGGAAGAAAAGAACGGGGAGGCCGTTGCAAGCCCGTATCAAAGTGAGAGCTTCGGGGGCTATTCTTACACCAAACGCAGCGATGGAAGCGACAGCAACGCGTTAAACGGCTGGCAGGGTGCCTTTAAAGGCCGATTGAATGATTGGCGCAAGCTCAAGGGGGTGGAACCATGAGTTTACTGGACGATTTCGCAAGCAAATGCGTGCTGATGGAAAAGACGCGAACGCCGGACGGCGCAGGCGGCTACATAGTTGCGTGGGCCGAGGGCGCGGAATTCCTCAACTATCAGGCGCTTGACACCTCGATGGAGGCCCGAAGGGCGGAAAAGGAGGGTGTGACCTCGGTGTATTCCGCACTGGTCAACAAGACCGTTCCCATCGAGTATAACGACTATTTTCGCGACACGTCTACCGGCAACACCTACCGCGTGACCTCAAACCCGGAGGAAAAGGCCGCGCCGAAGTCTGCAGGTGCAATCATTAAGGCACTGAAATTCTTCACAGCGGAGCGAAAGGAGCTGCCGAAATGACAAAGGACAAGGCGCTCCATGCGTGGTTTTCTCAATTCCTCCCGGCATTCCCAACATCTAATGTGCCGGAGGATGCGACGTTCCCGTGGCTGACCTATGAACTGATTACCGGGTCATGGGAGAGCGGGGGAATCGCTCTGACGGTGAATCTCTGGTATTACACCGAGAGCGAGGCGATACCCAACGCCAAGGCACAGGAAATTTCTGACGCCATCGGCATGGGCGGCGCGTTCGTGCCCTATGACGGAGGCGCGATGTGGATCAAGCGCGGGTCCCCGTGGTGCCAGAACATCGCGGACGAGAGCGATAAGAACATCAAGCGGCGGTATCTCAACATCACGGTGGAATATCTGTCGCAAAACTGATGAAAGGACGAAACTATGAGATTTACTAAAATCCCTTCCGACGCATTTCAGAAATTACAGATCAACGCCGGTATTCTGACCACCGATTTCACCCCGGCCACCGGAACCATCGGAGAGGCGGGACAGATCGGCGCGACTACCGGCGGTGTAAATTTTACCGCAACGCCCAGCTTCTCCGATTTTGGCGAAGACATTGACAACTGCCCCAAGAACATGAAGGAGCTGAAACGGCTGGATTCCTGGGAAGCGAAAATAACGGGTACGTTCGTCAACGCAGACACCAAGATCGCAAAGAGCCTTTGCGGTGCTGCCGATGTGGGTACTAGCGATGGGAAGGTCACGCCTCGAAACGATCTGTCGGACGCTGACTTTGCCGACATCTGGCTGGTGGGCGACTACTCCGACAAGAACGGCGATAAAAATGGCGGCTTCATCGCCATCCACCTGATGAATGCGCTGTCCACCGGCGGCTTCCAGCTGCAGACCAGCGACAAGGCAAAGGGCCAGTTTGCATTTGAGTATACCGCCCACTACTCCATGGCAGCACAGAACACGGTCCCCTTTGAGATCTACATTAAGGCCGGTACGGCGGAGGGCTGATATGAAACTTTCCGACATTCATGGCGAGCGGGTGTTTGATGTTATCGCAGATATCATTGACCCCATTGCCAACATCGCAGAGGACGAGAAGGCTTCCGCCATGTTCCGGCGTGAAAAGATCCCCGAGGGAATGACGGCGAAGAAGTTTGCAATGCAGCGGGTGCGTAAAGCACTCCCTGCACTGCTCAAGGGCCACAAAGGCGACATCATCGCTATCCTTGCCGCCATCGAGGGCGTGAGTGCGGAGAACTACAAGGGCGCTCTGAACCTCGTCAAACTGATGCGCGACGCGACGGAGCTTTTGACCGATGATGCGTTTACCGCGCTTTTTATCTCAGCGCAGAGCGGGAAATCCTCTGGCTCTGCGCAGGAGAATACCGAGGGCAAAGGCAAATAAAGCCGTTCCTGCGATACTGTGTGGCGCGGCTCAATGAAAAAGCAAGAAACGACGCATACCGCATTTATGTGACGGATGCGCTGCGCGTGGTTGCGGAAAACACGGCGCGATACGCGGGCGGGAACTACATCAAGGCGCGATACGCGGACATTATTGAGCCAAAAAAGCAGGACAACAGAACGTGCGAAGAGATTACCGCCGATATTGTCGCGCGGTGCGGATTGGTGGTGAAACATGAATCTACTTGATTTATTTGTCAAAATCAGCGTAGACACGAGCGAAGTAGATAAGAACCTTGGGGATACCAAAGAAAAGGCATTGAGCTTTGGCGATGTGCTGAAAGCGAATATTGCAGGGCAAGCCATTGTTGCTGGCGTGAAAGCCGTTGCGGGCGCTGTAAAAAACATTGGCGAAGCAGCGATTCAAAGCTACGGTGAGTATGAGCAGCTGGTCGGCGGCGTAGAAACGCTGTTCAAGGCCTCTGCCGATACCGTCATGCAGTACGCCGCGAACGCATACCAGACGGCGGGCATGAGCGCCAACGAGTACATGACCACCGTGACGGCATTTTCCGCGTCGCTGCTACAATCGATGGGCGGCGACACGGACGCGGCAGCGGAAAAGGCGAATCTGGCCATCACCGACATGAGCGACAACGCCAATAAGATGGGCACGGACATGCAGTCCATCCAGAACGCCTATCAGGGCTTCGCCAAGCAAAACTACACCATGCTTGATAACCTGAAGCTGGGCTATGGCGGCACAAAAGAAGAAATGCAGCGGTTGATCGACGATGCCAACGCCTTAAATGCCGCCCAGGGGAACTACACCAATTACACCATTGACAGCTATGCCGACATCGTGGATGCAATCCACACGGTCCAGACGGAAATGGGCATCACGGGCACAACGCAGCTGGAAGCCAGCACGACGATTCAAGGTTCTATCGCGTCGATGAAAGCGGCGTATGAAAACTTTATCACGGGTCTCGGTGATGAAAACGCCGATATGGCGGAGCTAACTACGGAGCTTTTGGACAGCGCCGTGACGGTGGCGGGAAACATTCTCCCGGTCGTGGAGCGAGTGCTGGAAAACATCGGTATTGCGGTGCAGGAAAAGGGGCCGGAGATGATCGAAAAATTTGTCTCCTATGCCATCGACAAGCTGCCGGACATTATCGAGCTGGGTCTGCAAATGGTCATTGCGTTGGTCAAAGGGTTGGCGCAGAACCTTCCGCAGCTGGTCACAGGCGTTTTGAATATGGCGGCAACGATCATTAAAACGTTGGTCGATTCTATTCCTGACGTTATCGCGGTCGGCAAGGACATTGTGCGCGGCGTGTGGGACGGCATCAAGGCGATGGGTAGCTGGATCAAGGAAAAGGTGTCCGGTTTCTTCGGCGGCATTGTGGATAACGTCAAGGGCGTTCTTGGCATTCATTCCCCGTCCCGCGTATTTGCTGGGATCGGCGAGAACATGGCGCTGGGTCTTGGCGAGGGCTGGGATGACGAATACGGCAATATCAAGCGAGGCATTACCTCTGGGCTGGACTTCGGTACGGCGTCAGTAGGATTTGCGGATTCCGGCATCGGCATTTCTAGCGCGGCTATTGTAAATGGGCTGGGCGAAGGGAAGCAATCCGGCGGATCATTTACGTTTAACCTGATGTTCCCTGACATGACCAAATTTGCATCCTATGTGTTTGACCCGTTGACCGGCTATGCGCAGGCAAACGGTACGCCAATCCTGAACCCCATTGCATGAGGTGAAACATGACGGAATTGATTTTAGACGCCAACGGCATGGCGGTGGCGCTGCCGGAGAGCCGTGATGGCGGATACAATGTGCAAAATATCCCCCTGTCGGTTGACGTACAGATGATCTCTGGGCGAACGGCACGGGAGCTGCGGGGAAATGTGTGGCAGGTGTCCTATCAATACGGATATTTTGACGCGGAAATGAAAAACAAGGTGATCGCGGCCTGCGAGAAGGGAACACGGGAACCAATTATCTGCGGTTTTTTGCCACAGGAATCCGATGGGGCGCTGAAATACTCCAGTTTTCTCGTAACGTCTTTTACCCGACCTAAATTTATGTGGTCGCGGCGAAGCGGACGTGGAGAGGAGACCAAGGAGACCCCACTGTGGGCAGACTTTTCCGTGGAACTGCGGGAGGTGACGCCGCATGATTAAAAGCGGACAGGCGTATCATGCGGCGATTACAGGAGACGCGCGGCGGGTGTTGCTGCGGGCGGTCATCGACATTATCTCACCGGACATCGTGTTCGGTGCCGGGGAGACCTCCGGGCAGATTCCGTGGAGCAATTTGGAGCAGATCCACGATAAGGTTTTTGGAAATCCCACCAAGTACGCAACATTAGAGCGTGACCGGTGGGCGCTGGACGGGACGTGGGACCTTCTCCCGGACGATCCCACTCAGACGGTGGGCCAGATGGGCTACATCGGCAACGTTCTTTCCGGCGCGGATGGGACGTTTTCCACGCCGCCGTGGGTGGAGCTGCAATTCTCCAGCGTGTCTGTCTTGCAGGCATGCTCCGTATATTTCCCAGGCAATGACTATGACGGGCTTCCGGAGGATTTCACAGTGGAGGTCAAGCAGGGCGGCACGGCGTACCACACCCGCACATACACCGGAAACACGGAGGATCATGTGGCCATTGAGGGCTTCACGGTCAACAACCCCGACGGCATCCGGGTGACGGTGACCAAGTGGTCTCGGCCCGGACGGCGGATGCGGGTGGTAGAGATCGTCCCCGGCGTATACGAGAGCTGGGACGGCGGGATGATCGCGGAGTTTAACGTCAAACAGCAGGGCAACATCGCGGCCACGGCGCTGCCGTATGGCACCTGCACCCTCAAGATTGACAACCTTTCCCGGCGGTTTGAGCCGCGCAGCAAAAACGGCATTTTCCAGTCCATCGAGGAGCGGCAGGGGATTGACGTCTCTCTGGGCGTTCGGCTGGCGGACGGCACGGACGAGTACAAGCGGCTGGGGATCTACTATCAGTACTCCGGCGGATGGCGGACCGGTGACAATGGCCTGACGATGCAGTGGGATCTGGTGGACATCATCGGCCTGCTGGCAAACCGGGAATTTCTGGCACCTGCCACCCTCCCCACTACGCTGGGCGGGTGGATCGGCGCTCTGGCGGCGCAGCTTGGTGTCAACTTTAAGGACCGCTGGCACGTGGACCCCAACTACACGGCGCTGCCGGTGACGGTGCGGGTGGCGGAGGACCTGCAAGGCAAAAAGTGCGGGGATATCCTGCGGTGGGTGTGCATGGCCACCGGGACGTGGCCCAGGGCGGACGCGGAGACCGGGGACCTGACGGCGGAGCCGCTGTGGAGCGAGGGAAACAAGGTGACGCTGGACAACCTCAACGGCTACCCGGTTATGAAGGCCAACGGGGACGTGGCGGCGCTGATCTTCACCCTCAACGATGGGACGGGCACAAAATACATCGTGTCCGGCAACGCCACATCATCCAGCGAGACGGTGAGCATCGACAATCCGTTTATCAAAACCCAGGCAGCGGCCCTGACGGCGGCCAAGCTGATCCTGGCCACCTACGGCGGAAACGTGCTGGATCTGACGGGCCGGGGCGATCCGTCCTCCGAGATCGGGGACGTGGAGACGGTGTGGCTGGATGAGAGTCAGGCGACTACGGCGCGGCTGACCATGCAGACGTTCCAGTTTTCGGACGGCGTCATGCAGGGGTGCCAGAGCCAGCTGTTGCAGGCGGACGGCAGCTTTCTGTATCAGGGGCGCGAAGTTATCACCACCCCCGGTACATGGAAGGCACCGGCGGAAAAGAAATCTCTGCGGGTCATCCTTGTGGGCAAGGGCGGAGACGGCACCCGCGGCCAGGACGGCACGTGGGACGCTGCCGGTGCGGACGGCGTGGACGGTCTGGGAGGCCTGGTGTGGGCCGGAACCATCAACATCAACGATGGTCAGGAGTTTCCGGTGACTTTCGGCGAGGACACCACCTTCGGCGCGTACTCCTCCGCCAACGGCAAGCGGTACGGCAACGGCTACACAGACGTGGCCAGCGGCGATAGCTTCGCCCGGACGGGCGTGGCAAAGCCACGGGCGGGAACCGGAGACGGTGGGGCCAAGGGAACCGGCGGCGTACAAGGACGGCGGCACAGAGAAAAGAGTTACGATTTAGATGGCAACCCGGTTGGCAGCTATTGGAAAATCGATAGTTACCCCGGCTCTGGAACAGACGGAGCATTTGGCGCGTTAGGCTGTGTGGTGATCTACTGGGATAAGGAGGACGCATGAGTGATTACACAATGCTCCTCCCTAAGATCACATCAGTGAGCTTTACGCCAAACCCTGTTGACATCAACGCAAAAACAAAACTAACGGTCACGGTTACAGAGGAAACCATTGTTTTAGAGCCGGAGGTCTGGTATTCCGGCGAGATTTACGCCGGGGAGGTTTAACATGGCGATCAAAACAGTACAGGCAATTATCAACGGCCAAGCGTACACGCTGACCCTCAACAGCGGAACAGGGAAGTACGAGGCCACCATCATAGCGCCGGGGAAAACGTCCTATCACCAAACCGGCGGCTACTACAACGTACAGGTCAAGGCCACCAATGAGGCCGGGACGGTGGGTACGGCGGATGCCTCCACCATGGCGGGGCTGAAGCTGGTGGTGCGCGAGCGGGTGGCTCCCGTCATCACCATCATCTCGCCGTCCACCGGCGCATACGTCAGCAACAGCAAGCAGCCGGTAGTCTTTACCGTTGTGGACGAGACGGACGGCTCCGGGGTAGATCTGTCCACGCTGGTGGTCAAACAGGACGGGGCAGCGGTTGCGTCCTCTGCCATCACCTCCACGGCCATTGCACATGGCTATCAGGTGACGTACACCCCGGCTAAGGCCCTCACGGACGGCAGTCACACCGTCACGGTGGACTGCAAGGACCATGACGGCAACGCGGCGGCACAGAAGACCACCACCTACAAAGTGGACACCGTACCGCCTACTCTTAACATCACGGCTCCCGTGGCAGGCCTTATTACGGCATCTGCTTCTCAGACGGTGGCGGGCACCACTAACGATGCCACCAGCAGCCCCGTGACCATCAGCATCACCCTCAACGGTGTGGATCAGGGCGCGGTGACGGTGGCCTCCAACGGCAGCTTTACAAAATCTGTAACGCTGCGAGAGGGCAGCAACACCATTGTGGTGACAGCCACGGACGCGGCGGGCCAAAAGGCCACGGTCTCCCGAACGGTGACACTGGATACCTCCGTGCCGGTCATCAAGTCGGCTACCATTACGCCTAACCCGGTTGACGCGGGCAAGTCGATGGTAATTGCGGTGGAGATCGTATGAGTACGCAGGTTTTAAGCGTCACGCTGCCCTCTGAGATCATCTATGTAACGGGAACCGTCAACGGGACAGCCTACACATGGACGCTGATCGAGGGGGCGTGGACGGCTACGGTTGACCGGGCGGCGGATGATACTTATCACGTCGCCCTCACCGCCGTCAACGCGGCGGGGACAAGCACCAACTTTGAGCTGACGCTCTACTACGGTCTGCTGACGCTCATCACGGACCGGACGGCGGAGGACGTGGCGCAGAAGACCGCGAAGGGATTTTACAACGCCACGGACCTCAACCGGGTGGGCGCGGCGGTGGAGTATGTAGCGGGACGGTTCCAGGCGCTGGGCTATGATTGCCCCGTGTCGGTAAAAAAGGATTGGTCCGAATCGGACACATCCACGGCCAGCCAGATGGAGACGTACCGGCAGAACATTGCCACCCTGCGGCGGCAGATCGCGGTGATGCAGTCTACGCCGGAGACGCCGGAGACGATCCGGCAGCTGGACTACATCCGGGCTAACAATATCGAGCAGATTTTGATGGATCTGGATTTCCTCATTAGCAATATTACAAAATCGTGGTACTTCTCCGGCGAGCTGTACGCCGGGGAGGTTTGAAAGGAGAATGGCATGAACGACAGAGTATCTTTGTATCCGGGCCGGGTGACGCTGACCCCGGTGGCCGGACAGACCAACACCTACGATATGACCCGGGCGGACCAGCCGACACAGGAGGGCACCCCGCTGAATAAGGCAAGCCTGCTCACGGATGCCACAGCGGCAATGCTTGATTTGGGAGCAGATGCGGTTCCGGATAATGCCCTCAAAATACTGTCTCGATTGCACACGCATCTGGGCGATGATTATTTATGGCGAAAGCAATCAATTTCAGGAGAAATCAAGGAAGCCACTGAAGACGTCTCGTTAGGAAGAATGGCAGATGATGCTACATATTATTATTACGATTCAGTACAGCTTGATTTGGCCAACAAAAAGATTGTGGGGGTTGGAGAGCACATAATTAAAAATCAGTCCAATGGATCCAGCGAATGGAACAAGATTATTGGAAAATACATACTTTATCCATACACTAAAGGCTCTTGGCCTCCTGACACGTTTTATAGGGTTACTGCTAGAACCTACTCTCATGATGCTATTTTTACAGCCTATGCCGAATACGCGGAGTTCACTTCAGGCCCTGCACAATATCTCAATTCTCCGAATGCTGATGCGTATCCTAGCGGCGTTGTAGGTAGCGTTCAGTACGATGCGCTGGGAAAGATAGGCGACAAGTTGCAAATACAAACTGGAACCTACGTAGGCTCTGGCGTATATGGAGAGGGAGATCAAAACAGTTTAACATTTAATTTTGTTCCCAAAATCGTCATAGTGATATATAAAACAAACACAGATTTAGGTGGTAACTCTGGTTTTATATACATTGGCCAGCCGGGAACTGCAGGTGGCGAGCGATTTACGGTACAGGACAGAACACTATTCTGGTATAATTCGAATTCGGCAAGAGAGCAATGCAATGATCTTAATAGTGTTTATTATTACGTTGCTATTGGATAAGGAGGAGAAATGAGATGATTATCATTGAACTTACACCGTTGAAAAACGGAGCTCACCGCAATCAAACCACCAGTGGGGTGTTCCCCGTTCCGAATGGCTGGGCGGCGATCCCCGAAGATATGGAGATTCCGGAGACATTCCCCTTTGTGGGAGTAGAGGCCCAGGACGGCATCGTGACGGCCCTGACGCCCGGCACTGTGCCGGAGCCGCAGCCAGAACCGGAACCTATACCAACGGTGGATGCGCGGGTATCAAAGCTGGAAAATGAGAACAAACTTCTCAAGGAGCAGGTCAGTGCTCAGGCTGACCAGGCAGAATTTTACGAGAACTGCATTGCAGAAATGGCGGAAATCGTCTATGCGTGAGTTTTGGGCGGATGCCGCCCTGACCCTATATTTTTTACTATCGAAAGGAGCAAGAGACATGATGGCAATGTTGTTTGCGCAGAGAGTGATTTTAGGCAAGACCGAGTTTGAGAAGGTGCCCGCGAAGCTGAAGCAGCAGGTGGCGGACATCCTCATCAACGAGTGCGGTCTGCCGGAGCTGGTGCCTGCCGAGTTTGGTGGCACAAAGGAAAAGCCGGAGGGTTAATCCTCCGGCAAGTCCCACAATGCTTCCGACGCTTTTTGCTGCTGGGCGATCTTATGCTTAAGGGCGTCCAACTCGTCCAAAATCTCTACGGTCATATAGTAAAGTTCTTCGTAGGCTTGCTTTTGTGCTGCGGTCATGTGGACCACCTCCTTTACCGGGAGTATAGCACAGAGGCCGCGTCGAAACGCGTCGGAATGTGACCTTAAAACTGCAACTTTTAGGGAGTGTATTATGACAGAGACAATCGTATGTGCCCTCATCACCGGGGGCTTGACGCTGATGGGGGTGCTCATCGCCAACAGCAAGACCCAGGCGGTGACGGAAGCCAAGCTGGACGAGTTGACCCGGGAGGTGCGGGAACACAACCATTTTGCCCAGCGGGTGCCGGTGGTTGAGGAGCAGATCAAGGTAATCAACCACCGGATCGAGGATCTGGAGCATATCAGTGAACGCTGAAAGGAGAACACTATGGAAAACATCAAGAAACGGCTGGGCAATCTGCTGGCGGTGAAGTCTCTGGTGACCATCACCCTGACAGTGGTGTTCGCGGTGCTGGCCCTGCGGGAGAGCATCAGCGGCAGCGAGTTCCTGACCATCTTCACGGTGGTCATCGGCTTCTATTTCGGCACCCAGCGGGTGAGTGAAGATAAAAACGGCTGAGGGGCCGCAAAATTTGAAAGGAGTACATACCATGGACAAGAGATTTGCTGACATCATCAACGAGGGCCGCAAGGCTGGCAAGACCGTGGCGCAGATCAACGCGGAGCTGAAGGCCGTCGGGGCCAATTTTCACCTGAATCCCGACGGCGGCGTGGCCGGTTGGACGGAACAGGAGATGAAGGAGGGCTTCATCCCCACGGAGGAAGAACCCGCCGACGTGAAGCACATGTATGACTACTTCAACTATAACCCGGCCAATGCGGGCCAGACCATCCGGGTCACCGCACCGGAGGGCACCTACGACATTACGTGGGACGAGGGCGGGCGGCCCGTAAAGGCAGTGCGCCATGGTTGATATCTTTGACTGCGCAAAGGCGCAGATCTACCGCAACACCGGCAAGCTGACGCCTGCCCAGATCAAGGCCAAGACCGGCTGCACCCACATCATCAACGGCTATTTGTTCAACGGCAAGTTTCAGCCGGTGGGCTGGACGGTGATCGACGGCAAGGTCATCAGCCGGGACGCGTATCAGGACTGGGGCGTGTCCATCGGCAGCGACGGGGTCCCGAAAATGCTGACGGACCGGGGAGGAACCTTCCTCTCCGGCGTCCCAATCCTCAAGGGCGGCACCAAGCTCTACCGGGGCCTGACCGCCGACGTGGCCCGGCCTGCTGCCCGGACGGCGGTGGGCTGGATGCCCAACGGCAAGGTATGCCTGTGGTGCGACAAGACCAGCCTGACCCGTGAGCAGCTCCAGAACAAGCTGCTGGGGCTGGGCGTTGTGGACGCCCTCATGCTGGACGGCGGCGGCTCCACGCAGGGCATTTTCCCCAAGGGGAAAGTGACCAGCACCCGGAAAGTGCCTACGCTGCTGCTGTTTTGGGAGCGGTCGGCCAAGGTGGAAGATCAAGCCCTCGTATGGGGCGAGGCTCACGGCCTGCTGACGGACGCCAACGCTGGAGAGACTGTGACCCGCGCCGACATGGTCCGGGCGCTGTATCAGATCTGGGGGGATAACCATGGTTGAGATCCACGCTTACAGCAAAGCCGCCTCCGGGGGCAAGCAGCTCTCCGCCCATTTTAAAGTGCGGGAGTTTGCGTGTGGAGACGGGTCTGACGCTGTTTTGGTGGCTCCCCGGCTGGT